ATACCTAGTGTCAGATAGGTTTCTCGTAAAGAAATCAAATCATTTGACTTAGGGCAAGCAGATATTTGCAATTGATTATTAGTTACCATAGTTGACTGAATAATCAAGTCGTTAATTACAATTTCACCCATGTCATAGTCCACAGTTCCCCATAGTCCATCCACATACTCAAACTCACCAGTTCCTTTTACATAATACAAACGTAATGTACCCGCACCATCATCATTTAGGTAGTACGTATTAACGTCGTCACCAACAATTTTGAAACCAGACGAAGAAACTGAAGGTTTCGTTGATGTTTGTTCATTAATTCTGTTTCCATAGCATATTTTGTAGTTGACACGTGCATTGAGTTCGACTGTTACGTTCTTTCTCATCTTCACACGTGTTATATTAGATGTAATTGATGACTCTGCATCATCAATTATCTTTTGTAACTTGGAATACTTGAATTTTCCACCAAATTTGTTGAACTCCGCACTTTGATTCAGTGAAGTTAACGCTGCTATGACGACATTCTTGACTTCTGATGGTTCTCTACGTGTAACATTAGGGTTATAGTAGGCAAAAGTAGTCAAATCAATGTAAAGTATGCTCGGATCAATGATAGAAGGTTGAATTGCAGCTACAGAATACTCTTTTAACTTCTTCAGAATCGCATTTTTCTCAGAAAGTGATAATTTATCAGCATTTTTTGGTTTGATTGCCAAAAATACCTTGCCATACTCAGGTGGTTCTGCTTCTTCACCACCATAACATGCTATAGAACCCACATTTGAGTAAATTTGTGGAACTATTGCTTCATAATCTTGCGTAGAAACTGCTCTACCGAACGCAGAGTAGAATTTTGGAGCAGCAAACTTGATAGATTCTGTACTTTCCGCTGCAGCACCTCCGTCTGGGAAGCTTGTAACCGCAATTGTAATGCCAGAAGTGATCGCATTTAGATTATTATCTCTAAATGTGCCAATATTATTGAAAACTTTCAGTCCATTTGCACCAGTTCCTGTTGAAGTTGTGTATTTTACGTCAACAACATCACCATTAGCAAGGTTTTTACCAATAATTCCGTCTCCAAATAGAACTTCGGGAATCTCATACTCACTTTCCTCTAAGAAAAACACTTTAGAAGTGCCATCTATCTTCGTAATATCGGTTGCTTGTAAATATTTCTCTGTAATTGTACCAGAAGTTACCTCTACAATCATGGAAGAGGTGTCTGCTAGTTCATTTGTAAGTATAAATCTCTGTCTTTGGTTCGTATCTTTTACAAAAGTGTCTGTAAGAAACAATCCTTCACTTAAAACTATGTTAGAAAATGTTGCGATACCTGTTAAACTGTCTACAGATACTGTATTATCAGTCGGAAGAGAGAAAACAAAGTTGTTATTATCCAATCCTGTGAAGTTTAGTACCAATCCTGCTGCCATTGTGACAGTTGTAGGGTATGGAAACACTGTCTGAATCGAAATATCGACTGTACATGTCGCACTTCTTGCACTTTTTGGTGTATAACCGAGCATACGAGCGAGTTTTACAACATTTTCACGTAAAACTGCCGTCTCAAGGAACCCTTCGTTGACCGCAAGGTTCGCATTTACCGCTGTATAGTACGTATTATAGGCAAGAGTGTCTAAAAGTACAGAAAGAGACGATCCCTCAAAGTCATAATCGCTAAATTGTGACTGCGATCTTAAATATTCTTTTATCTGTGCCTTGATTTCGTTAAATTCAAGAGCATTAACTTGGTTGAATGCCATTATGGTTTAAATGCTAAGCTGATATCATCAAGTTTAGGAGGTATTCCTAAGATAACGTATTTCACACTAATGTTAAGTTCATTACGATCATCTTCAAAGTCTGCCATTACTTCGTAAACTGCAACTCTGGGTTCATGTATCTGTATTGCATTAGTAATTCTTTCTTCGATCTCTGATGTTAGACCAGTAGAATAATTCTCAAATAGTAATCCTATGATATTACCACCGAAGGCAGGATCAAAAGGTTTCTCATAAAAATTATATAATACTATATTTTTAACTGCTTCCTTAATGGCTGCTTCATTCTTCAGTGACAAAATATCGTTTGTAACTGCATTCTTTTCAAATGTCAATGAGAAGTCACGGAATGACTTCGATGTCAATGCCACTTTTGTATCAATATAGTGCTATCAATATATTTATACGTCTTTTTTACGTTTTCTGTCAGAACGTGGGTCAGTGATTAGATATCTGCAATATTCATTTCCATGATCGTAGAAATGATCCGACATATCTACAGGAATATTAGCATTTCTTTTACCATCTACAATTCTATTTGCCTTGGCCACGATACCTCTTCTTTGCTTTGTTTCTTGATGTCGCACTATACTTCGTGTGCTGTCCACGACCTTGTGCTGTTTTCTTTGGTTTCGATTCAATACTGTTTCCAGTGTTCCATGTCATTGCCATAGTTTAAAGTTCATTTGCGAATACTGTTGGACTTCCCCCAGTCATTGCTCCTGCATCGGCACTATCGCCAATACGAGCAACTTTCACTCCTGCCACATATACATTAGGGGATCCTGCATTTACTGTAGCAACATGTGGAGCACAAGCTGGTACAGGTGGAAAGGGGTGTGATACAGTCGGGTCTCCTACTCTTGCGATAAGGATGCCATTAGCATAGACAGTTGACTGGGAAGGGGTGGAGAGAGTTGTTGATCCTGTACAAGCGTGACCTGTGGATAGACTGTCTCCTTTTCTCGATACTGCTGCCATAATGGTTGTGACGTGTGCGAAAGGTCTGCTAACTTGCGTGCTAACGCAGACATATAGATAACAGATTTATGTTCCATTCTCCTATTTATACTTTGAGACCTACGCGGGGTTACGACGCGATTTTTTAGGTCGCTTCTTCTTGAACAATCTTTGATAGATTGGTCGCACTACAAATAGATCCAATGCTTCTATCAGAAATATCACTCCAAATCCAATGAGGACTCCTGCTAGAATCAATCCTTCAAGTATTTTTTTACCAATTCGTATCATCGCCTTCTGTCAGAGTTCCGACAGTATGTTCTACAATCTCTGTAATAGTTCTATCATGTTCGACTACAACATCAACAAGTTTCTCGTACTCGCCATCTAAGGTTCTCTTCATCATAAGTTTAGAATTTGCCACCTTCCTCTCTAAGGCTTCTAACCTCTCTATTATCTCATCATACTTTCTATCAGTGTGTGAAAAGTAATCGCCTGACATGAATCCTCCTAATCTTGTTTTATGTCAAAGTGCCATCTGATATGTTTAATGTAATCAAATGTATCTCCTATATCCTTATCGCAGTCTGTTTCATATTTTCTATCACAAAGAAACTTACGTAATTCGTAGATACTGTCATATGTACCTACTTCGTCAAAAGAATCGTCATACAGAACGTAACGCATAAGAAGAGAAGAGTGTGTAGTATTTATTGTATCAGAGTTTCAACACATTGTCAAGTACAAAGATATCCTACAACATTGTCTGGTAGGTTCTCCAAAGGTATTAGAGAAAGATACTTAGGTATCTTGACTCTCATGTTCTCTGCAATCTTTTTCTTCTTCCATTTAGTGTATGCTTCCTTCTGACACCAGAGGTCAAAGAAGATCTCCATATCATCAGTGATCTCATATTCATGGAAGTATCTCCGAGATATCTTTTCAAAGGGACGTTTCTTCATAAATTCAATATCGACTCCAACACGTTCTCTGGAACATGCTACCACCGCAAAGGTGTGAGTGTCAGATTTATTCCAATGGACGTTTATAGGTTCTACACAACTATCTACAGGTTGCCTTGCAATAAACTCTCTGAGGGCAGCACGAGTTATTGCCTTACCATTATGGTTAGGTTCATCTATGTTTGCGAAGAGGAATACCATAGTAGACCAATCTTCTGTTTCAAAAATTACATGTGGCATTTTTTTTGGAAAATTTTTTATTTTATATTACGCTTGCGGATGCAAGACTTTATAGATTAGCTGCTCTGGGACTCCTATAACGGGCGACGGGGGGAACGAACTGTTTTAAAAGTGGTCTTACAAGTATAGAGGTTCGACTTAAAGAGACTAAGACCATTAACTGTGGTAATGCTTCCACAAATGCGTTGCTCACCCGTGCCTATACTATGCCACGTTATTAAAAGGGACAGTCTTCGGGGACTGTGTACTCTGGTTTCTCACCTGATAACCATGCACTGCGTTGGTCGTCTTGCCATTCCATATACGCTACACGCTTGAGCATCTCATCAGTATGTGTTTTTTCCATCATCTGCTCCCACGTCAGATCATGTTCTAGCATATACTCAGTATATACTATGTCTCTGTATAGAGTAGTATCCATATAACCCCCCCTATGCGAAGAGAGGACGCATCCAGTCCTTAAACTCTTCGCGTCTGTGATCTGCTAGGACTCTCATCTCTTTCTCTGTGATGACGAGATCATAACCCTCTGCTTTCATTTCATCATAACACGCCTGTGAGATGTCCTTATCTGTTAGGTCGTAGTTGTGAAGTTGTACGTGCTTAAAGTAACTCATATAACCCCCCCTAGTTGTAGATGCCAACTAGTTTTGGATCTCCGTATGATCCGTAAACTACCCTAGTTCCGTTTAGGGCATAGGATACGACTTCTGCATATCCATAATCCTCTGAGATGCTTAAGCATAGTTCATCAGCGAACTGACTAGCAAGGACTGGTTCCT